CAGGTGCAAGTACATCTACAAGAGCATCATATAACCCATCACCATCTATATCTAAAAAACAATATCTTTCAGGTTCTTCATATGTTCCTAATATAACAAAGTCAGTCCAACTACTTACAGTTTGAGATGGATCTGAATTAGCTGTAGTTGTACCTACAACTAATTTATTATAAACAGGATCTACATTCAGTTGATTATATAAAATTAGTTGTAAGAAAAGAGCGAAGTCTATGATATCAACTGACGAATCATTATTTATATCTCCTGGAAAATAATTATAAAGGTCTGGATTACTAGGGTCTATACCACAAGGACCACATTCGTCTCGAATATCAGCTTCAGTATCTGATGTA